ATCAATTATTTAATGACTATTCTATATATACCAGCAACGAAATATATGCGAAAGTTGTATTAAAAGAACTTGCAGAAAAATCAAAAGATAAATTTTTAGATTCAAATTCACTGATGCAAACTTTTCAAAAATATAACATCAAATTGGATATTTACATAGCAGAAATTGGCATTATAAAATATATCAACAATGCTTGTGGTAATCCTTATAGTTTGATGATTAATATGGGATTAAAAATACAACCTCCACGTTAATTTCAATAATTTAATTCATTCCAACCATCAATTGAATACATATCACCAAACCACATGTGTCTATATTTGCCGTAATATATATTAGAATAAAAAGACAACCACCCGATCACCGCAGAAAAAGAACCATGTGATAGTATGACATTTTTACAAGTACTACCAAATTGCATAGTATCAACCTCTGTTCTATTAAAATATTCAATATTATAATTATCACTTAATTTTTTTACTATTTCATGATTAAAATCATCACTAGCTAAAAAAATCTTATCATATTGAAGATTGTTAATTGCCCTGCTGTAATAGTCATATCCTAAATTCCACTGCGCAGTATCAGTCAAACGAAGATGCAGAAAAATATCATGATTATTGTCATATCTTTCATTAAATGGATTTTTACCAATAATACTATTTTTTCATTTCAGTGTGAAGCCAATTATGAATCATTTTAGAAATATCTTTTGTTTGAAAATAATGAACATTGGCGTTTATATTACACTCAATTTGAGGACCATTTAAAATATCAAAATAATTATCATCCGTCAATTCAATGCTACAATTAAAATCATTTTCTCCTGAAAATAATTCAATACCTAAAGATTGGATTAAATCATGACTCGAATAGCGAACAGCCAAATTATTCTTTTTAGCAATAAAATGTAATGCAATATTTCTTATAATTTGATTACCGAGTCGCCCATGATAAATATTAGTTTCAGTCATAAAAAAAATATTTATTTGTAGTTGATAACAAAGCACACCACATTTAAAATATAATATCATTAACCTATGAGTACAGAAACAAACCTTAATGTCTTCGTCAAAGAAAATCTGATCGCATTTATCGATCCTGCAGGCCGAACTGGTTTCGGCGAGCGTATTCCAACGCTAGATACTGATAGCACGATTGCAATCAAGAATCCAGTCGTCGTCCATGTTATTCCACAAGGACCTAACATGGCACTACAGCTGTTGCCTGCCTTCTTCAAGGAATTCAGTGCTTCACAAGAAGAGCCAATCGTTTTCGATTATCCGAGAGGAGCGATTGCTATTACAAACAACGCGACATTTGACTTCAAGCTTTATGCGCAATATGAAAGCATGTTTGCACCTCCTCCACTAGTGCAGCCGGTTTTTTCAGATCCAAAAGTTGTCAAGCTGTTTGACGAATAAAAATTGACAATATGTCAATTGCGCTCTCTTGGTGTAAAAGCCAAGAGAGCTTTTTTTGGCCTCTAAACCATTTGATTTTATACTCACCATCGGTTATAATTTAATACATGAAAAATCCAATCCTAGAAAAGGCTTTTAAGAGTCTCAAGAAGATTAATCCAGACGCAGAATTTCTCAATAATAGTACATTATCAACGATCACAGGATATGTTGATACTGGTAGTTATGCGCTAAATGCCATTATCAGCGGCAAGATCAAAGAAGGAGGTGTGCCGAAAGGTCGTATTACAGGATTTTCAGGACCATCAGGATGTGGCAAGACATTGATCATTAACAAGATTTTCGGCAATGCACAAAGATATCACGGCATGATTCCTGTTATGTGGGATACTGAAGGTGCTGTTGATCGTAGAGCAGCAGAAGGTGTCGGATGTGATGTTAATATATTTGCAATCGATTCTCTCGGCAATCTTATCAATGCAAAAGAATTGCAAGACATTTCAAAGGATAAAGATTCTGCAGATATGGGTCTGCGTGCAAGAGCAATGAAAAGCTTGATGAGAACTTTGAGCAACAAGGCATCAAAAGCACAAGTGCCTATTCTCTTTTCAAATCATATTTATGATGATCCATCTGCAATGTTTCCTTCATTGATTAAGAATCAAGGTGGTGGTAAAGGACCAATTTATCTTTCGACTGTATTGGTTCAAATGGCAATGACTCAGAATAAAGACGAAGAAGATGAGAATAAAAAGATTGCAATTGCTAATAAGGTTAGCGGCATTACAATGTCAGCAATGACAGTAAAAAATCGTATTGTACCACCATTCCTCAAGACAGAACTTGAGCTGAACTTCAAGACAGGATTGGATAAATATTCAGGACTTGAGGTGATGGCGATCGCGTATGACGTGGTAAAGCAGACAGGAGCAACCTATCAGTTGCCGAATGGTACTAAGCTTGGATATTTCAAGCAATGGAGAAAGAATACTGAGCTTTGGGAAAATACAATTATTCCTGAACTGCAAAAGAAACTCGACATCGAACTTACATACTCAACCGATAACATCGACCAAAATGACGAAGAAGACAGCGAAGAAGATTGATCTTAACCTATTTGAAGTGGTCATTGCTTATCATGCTCTGTTCAATGCAGAGTATCTTGCTAGCATTATTGATTTTCTCAAACCCGATTTATTCAATCGAGCAGAGACAAAGGCTGCAATCTTTCCGATTGTTGAATATTTCAATGAACATAATGAAATTCCGACGATCACAGAGATCAAAGTCCGTCTTCAGAATTCTACTGATCGTGAGTTATTTGCAAAGCTTTTAAGAGAGTTCCAGACAATTGACAAGACCTTTAATCTAAAAGAATTGCTCACAAATACAGAGCAGTTTTTGAAAGAAAGATCTCTTGTCTCATTCTTGAGTAAGACCGCAACACAGCTTGCAAAAGAAGGCAGTGTTGATTATGAAGGTGCGTATGCAGAGCTAGAATCTGCTGTTACGATGTCATTGATCGATGATGTCGGTCTTGAATATTTTAAAGACTTTGATAAGCACCTAGAGTATCTTGATAAGAAAGAATCAAGATTGTCTACTGGATGGAAATGGCTCGATGAAAAGCTTGGTGGCGGTCTTCTTGAAGAAGGTAGATCATTGTATGTATTCTGTGGTACTACTAATGTAGGCAAATCAATCTTTCTTGGTAATATTGCAAATAATATTGTCAAGCAAGGCAAATGCGCAGTCATTATTACATTGGAAATGCCTGAGCAGATTTATGCAAAACGAATCTCTTCACAATTGACAAGAATTCCTATTAATACTCTTGCCGAACAAAAAGAGCATCTTAGAAGCTGGATGAATAATTATACATCGAATAATCTTGATTCGAAATTATTCATTAAAGAGTTTCCGCCTTCGTCCATTAGTGCAAATCATATTCGTGCTTATCTATTCATATGAGAAGATCAAAAAGATTGCAGAAGAAACACGAGCACTGTCTTATGTATTCAATGCTCCTGTTATTTCAGCAACGCAACTTAATAGATCTGCATATGATCAAGCGAATCCAGGTCTTGAGACGACAGGTGAATCTATGGGATTGCCAATGACAGCAGATGCTCAATTTGGTATTTGGTGTACTGACGAAGATCGTGAAGCCGGAATTCTACATCTTAACCTAATGAAGAATAGATTCGGCCCGAATTTTGGCAATACTACGTTTCAAATTGATTATGATACTTTACATTTGTCAGAATATGATAATGAAACATTAGCATCAGATACGCAAATGTCTGAAGAAGATTTGGATTCTGTTATCAACGATCTCAAGTTGACAAATGGATAGTCATGAGGGTAAATAGGATGCATGGAATTTGAACATAATGCGGAATCATCTGAATTTATTGGTGAAAATGAAATAGACGATTTCTTTATTAAAACATGCTCTTTGATATCCTTATTATCAAACAAAACACTTAGCCCTACATCGATTATCATTACAATGATTCAAAATCCAGAAATGAGACAATTGGTTTGTGAGATTACAGATATGTCTTATTTTGAATTTGTTAAAAAGATGTCTTACAATTACGATATTGTCAATAGATCCAAAAAAATCCTTTACGCATTAAATAAGGCAAATGACCGAGAATGAAAAATTAGTCTACAACAAATGGCTCGCTACTACATCACAAGCTATCAATAAACCATTCAGGCTTCGTGAAAATTGGCTTAATTTTGATTGCAGGGATGATTATCCTTTATTGCAAAGATTATGTCATTTCTTTTCAAAACATACTCATATTAAATGGGATGATTTTTTTCTAGCACCTTATAAAATCCGCAAGAATATTAATGCCGGTCGAATATCATTAGAATACTACACAAGCCCCAAAGCAATAAAGGATTATACGACATATATGAAGCATTTGATGCTTCTTGAACCAGACGATCACCAACAAATAAATCTTATTGTCGAATCATTTAAATATATTCGTGATTTTTGTCTCGAGCATAAATTATATGCACACCAATATTGCCAATATAAAGGAGGATATACATCTGCATTCTTAAAGCATATCAAGCAGCATCACGTTTCAGTATATGCAGTATTTGCATTTCCAGAATCATTCAGTACAATGAATGGACTACACCCTGAAGATTATGCGTTGTTTCTTGGCGATATTAACCTATATACATTAAAGACCAAATATGAAAAATCCCAAATAAAACCAAAAATACAACAATTATACCAAGCATTACAAAATTATCTTAAAAAAAATCTTGATTCACAACAATAACACATTTATATTAATCCATACAACCAAATAACATTATGTCAATACTCGACGAAATCTTCAGTAAAATTCAAACAGCACAAACTCCAAGCACAGATTATAAACAACCCAAAAACGAAAATCTTTTCAAAGCCGAAGTAGGCGTTACCTACACCGTAAGATTTATTCCATACATGCCAAACCCAGCGTCATCGATGTTATCCTTCACGACTCATGGCTGGGAAAGTCGCCAAAATGGTAGATACATTTCTATCCCGTGCCTCAAATTGTGGGGGCGCTCAGAGCTATGCCCGTGCTGTGAAACACGATTCGCAGAATTAAAAATTGGCACCGAAGCAGCAAAAGCAAAGGCAAGATTGCTTCGTCAGAAAGATATGCATTTCGCTAATATCTATATCATTGAAAGCCCTGAAGCAGATGACATTGGTAAAGTAAAGATCTGGAGATATGGTGCTGAAATTCATAAAATTCTTCAGGCTGCTATTGTAGGTGAAGATTCAGATGAATACGGTAAGAGAATTTTTGAATTGACTCCTGGTGGTGTTGATTTCCGTGTTCGTTGTGAAAGAAAGGGAACTGGCAAAGAAAGCACATTGACCTATACAAGCAGCAAATTCATCAGCAAGCCTCGTGATATGGGGCTGACTGCTGCTGACATTGAGAGAATTTACAGAATGTCACATGACTTATCAGCACAGCTGCCACCAAGAAAGACTGCAGAAGAAATTCAAAGAATTCTTGATGAACATTATTTTACATCACAAGACAAACAGCAATCATCCATTACATATGCGAAAGATGATGACGCAGAGCCATCAATTGGTACATATGGAGGACCACCACCAGTTCTTGTTGCACGAAACGAATTCGTTAGAAATGAAATCGAACAATTGAATACAAAGCAGACAGTGTCGAATATCGATTCGATTAATTCCACTGTGGATGATCTTCTTAAAGAATTCGAACTTCCTTAATTTCTAATATGACAAAACAAACTTACAATCGAGAAGAAGCCGAAAAGGCTTATGGAGGATTTCTCAAAGCTCTTGGCTTTAATTGGCGAGACAATCCACACATGAAAGATACACCGAAGCGTGTAACCAAAGCATGGATTGAGGATCTTGCAAAAGGATGTTTGGCAGTTATGATGGTATTGTATGTCAAACAAATATTCCTGTCGTGTCGATGTGTGCTCATCACAATTTGCCATTCTTTGGATATTGTCATGTTGCATATATTCCGGAGAAAGACGGCAGGGTGGTAGGGCTTTCAAAGCTTAATCGTGTAGTTGATCATTTCAGCAGAAGACCACAAGTGCAAGAGACATTGACAATGGAAATACACAACTTTATTAATAATCTTTGCGAGCATAACAAAGGTGTATCAGTTCTAGTTGAAGCAAATCACACATGTTGTTCTCTTCGCGGTATTAAGCAAAATTCAACCATGAGAACTGCAAAGATGTCGGGTGCATTTATTGATCCACAAAACAACAGCCGCAATGAATTTTACAAATTTGTAGAGTTTGCACAGTCAAGCCGTAGTTTAGTTTAATATGCAAGAAGTATCTCGAGACGAAGCAATTGCAATGGCGAGAGTGGCTGCTTTTATGTCAAACCAACTTAATGGCATTGATAGTGCAGTTATTAATTCAAATAAAAATATTGTAGGCAACACGGGAGAAATATCAGTGGATAAGATATTGTCTGGTATTAAAATTGCAACACCACACCCACCACCAGGTCCTGTTATTGATGGTCTTGATGGAGAAAAGGTTGTTTTGCATGAAGTGCAAGGAGAAGTTGTAGATGCTCCTGTTCAAATTGACAATCCATTTGCAAAAGCATCATCACAAAACAAACCAATGGAACCACTACAATTGCCAGTAGGCAAATCACCAATCGCAAACATCATGAGAACAACAATGTTAAAGGATCCAGGGCCTTTATCTGTAACTGATCGGACAGTTGAAACCGTATCTGATGTTATGCCCATCAAACAAACATCAACAAATGATGAAATACTTAAATTGATCATAGAAAAATTAGTAACAATTGAACTCAAGCTTAACAAATTAATCAAGAAAAAGAAAAATGAAAATAAAAGTCCTCAAGGATAATTTCAGCGACTTCTTGAGCCCTATTGCAAGAATTGGTGATACTAATATTTCTTGCGCTCTTCACATTGAAAATGGCCATTTGTATGTCATTTCACACGATGCAGGTGCAAATTGTATTTATTACGCAAAGCACATCCCACTTGAGATGATTAACTTCGATTCGCCGTTTACAATTTATGTTTCGGATATTCGTAAGATCATTAATGCATTAGATGCAATTGATGATGAAGAAGAAATTATTCTTGATGTTAATGATAAGTGTATTAGCTATACTTCAGCAACATTAAAGTTCAAATGTTATTTGCTCGATCCATCTGTGGCTGCTACGGAGAAGATTAGTGCTAAGCTTATTGATTCGTTTACATTCGATGTAGAATTTGTGTTGAATACAAGCATATTCAGCAAGATTAATAAAGGATGCAGTTTCACAGACGGAAAAGGTAAAATTTATTTTTATACCAATTCAACTGATAAGAAAGTATATGTTGATCTTGACGACAAATCGGTTAACCATAGTGTCAATAATATTACATTCATTGCGGCTGATAGTTATCTTGGTGGTGATTTAGCAGCAAATTCTCCACTAGCAATTGATACATTTAAAATTATTAGTTCCCTTAAACATAATGTACAAACCAAGGTGAATCTTACAAAGGGTGTCTATATGTTTTATTATAAGGATCAGAATACTGAAACCAAATATCTTCTTAGAGCAGTAAAATAATTTAACCTAACACACAAACAACATGGCAAATAAAAATAAACCAACCAATGAGAGCTATTTCGTCAAGAGACTTCGCGATAGTGGTTATCTTGTAGATAGGCTTCCAATTCGATATGGACAACACGACCCACGAACTTGGTCGGTTGTTATCGACCAAGGACATTCATCAGTCATTGCGACCTTATTTCGCAATTTAGATGGC